AAGGTGGATGGTGTGATAGTTGGTATACAAGTATCCACCCAGAAAAAGGAACATTTTGTTTTAATGATATTATAAAAATATATGATGAAAATCCTCATGTAGAAGAAATGATGTTGACAGGTGGTTCTCCAACCATGCACAAAGCTTTAGTAAATGAAATAACACATTTTGCTCATAAAAGAGGAATATTTGTTACAATTGAAACTGAAGGTTCTCATTTTTTAGAAACAGATTACCCAATTGATTTGATTTCTCTTTCACCTAAGTTTTTAAATTCTGTTCCTAAATTAGGAACCAAAACCCCCAAGGGAGTTGATGTAGATGAAAGAATGATCAAACAACACAATAAGTTTAGATTAAATTTTGAAGCAATAGAAAAAACACTTCAATACCATAAAGATTATCATTTTAAACCTGTTGTTAATCCTTACCAAATGCCTGAGGTTTGGGAAGAGATTAAAGAATTTATGAGGAGAATGAATATCCCCAAACATAAAACATTTATAATGCCTCCTGGAGATAGAAGAGATGAAATAATTAAACAACTTCCAGATATTTTTAATTTCTGTGCTGAACATGGTTATAATATGACAGGTAGAGATCATATAGTTGCATTTGATGATATGCGTCAAGTGTGATAGCCTTAGGCTTTAAAATAATATTTATTAATAAATGGCTACAATCGGTATTTATAAAATTACAAACCCTAAAGGAAAAATTTATATAGGGCAGTCAACTAATATTGAGGATAGATTCAAACATTATTATTCTCTTCATTGTAAAGGCCAGCCTAAAATTTATAATTCATTGAAAAAATATGGACCCAAAAATCATATTTTTGAAATAATAGAAAGGTGTAATATTTCTAATTTAATAGAAAAAGAAAATTTTTATAAAAAAGAATTTAATACCTTAGAAAAAGGATTAAATTGTAGATTTGATGGTAAAGGGGGATATGATTCAAAAGAAACTAAAGAAAGAAAAAGATTATGTAAATTAGGGAACCAACATGCTAAGGGTCATAAAAAATCAAAAAATACTAAAAAATTAATATCCCAAAAAATGAAAAAATTTCCTTTTTATAAAAATAAAAACAGAAGTAAAAAATTAAGTAAATCAAAATCAATAAAAATTTATCAATATACATTAGATGATATTTTTATTAAAGAATGGGAAAGTGCTAAACAAGCAGCTATAAACCTAAACCCTAACAAAATAAATGGTTCAGACATTAGAGCTTGTATTAGAGGTGAACAAAAAACAGCTTACGGTTTTAAATGGGAAGAGAAGAAGCATTAGAAATATTAGAAGAAGTAAAAGAAAATATCCATACTTGCTGTGCTATAACAATGTAACCAGATGAAGTATTAGATTTATTAGAAAAATTAGAAGAATTTATAAAAAATGAAACAATTAATTGACCCAAAAGAATTACAAATTAAAATAAAAATTTTAGCAAAACAACTGTCTGATGACCATAGAGATAGCAAAACACCTGTGGTAGCAGTTTGTATATTAAATGGTGGTTTTATGTTTTTTACTGATTTTGTAAGAGCAATGCCTATAGATTTAGAATGTGGTTTTATGAGAGTAAAATCTTATGCTTCTAAAAGAAAACAAGGAGACCTTCAAATTACAAAAGATTTAGAAACTCCTATAAAAGGAAAACACGTTTACATAATTGATGATATTTTTGATACTGGTAATACAATGAAAGCAGTTGTTGATTATTTGAGAGTTAAAAAACCCAAATCCCTAAATATTGTTACCTTATTAAAAAGAGAATCATCCCCTACTTTTGATTTAGAATATCCCTGTTATAATGTTTTAGAAATAAAGGATGAATGGGTTGTTGGATATGGATTAGATGATGATAAGGGGCTATGTAGAAATTATAATACCATTTATGAGGTATAATTTGGATTATATAAAAAGAAATATTATATTTACACAAAAATTAGTTATTAAATGAGCGAAGAAAATACAAGAAGAAAATACCACACTGACATAGAATGTGTTAAAGAGGGATTTGCTAATGGGGTAGCCCCAGGAGGTCCTTTAGATGAGTTTGAAAAAGAATGCATGATAGAAGAAGCTGCTGAACATTATGGTAAATTTCTAACAGCATTGAAGTGTGATTGGGAAAATGATCCCAATTCAATGGAAACACCAAAAAGAGTAGCCAAGGCTTATGTTAATGATCTGTGGAGGGGCCGTTATGAAACTTTAGCAGATGTAACATCATTCCCTTCTGATGGTTATAGAGGAATAGTACTTGAAAAAGACATTCCTGTTGTAAGCCAATGTTCACATCATCATCAAACAATTTTAGGTAAAGCACATATTGCTTATATCCCTGGAGAAGATGGTAGGGTAATTGGTTTAAGTAAATTAAATAGAATTGTTGAACATTTCTCAAGAAGAGGAGCTATTCAAGAACAATTAACAATGGCAATACATAAGGCATTAAATAAAGTATTAAAAAATACTGATGGAGTAATGGTAGTTATGCAAGCCACACATAATTGTGTTTCTTGTAGAGGAGTTAAACATATGGGAGCAAGTATGATCACTTCAGAAGTAAGTGGGGTGTTTGCGGAACATGAAAAAACAGCTAAACAAGAAGTAATGCATATGATAGGATATGGATTAGATGCTTACAGATAAAAATAAAGATTATGCAATTAGAAATACCTTTTGAAGAAAATATTAAAGAACGTTTTATCCCTTTTGTGGATGAAGTAGAAGAATTCAATCAAACTTTTGGTAAACCCAATAACTACAAACCCACAATCCCTGAAAAAAAGGAATGGATGTTTGTATATGATTTTATTCTAGAAGAATTAGAAGAATATAAAACTGCTTGTGAAAATGGTGATATAGTAGAAGTATTAGATGCTTTATGTGATATTACTTATGTTTCTCTTGGAAATGGGACCATGTTACATGGATTAAAGGATAAAATTTGGCATGCTTATCAAGAAGTACAGGCCTCAAATATGTCTAAAGCTTGTAAAACTGAAGAAGAAGCAATAGAAACGTGTAAAAGCGAAGAACAACGAATAGGTGAAAAAACCCACTTTCAAAAAGTAGGGGATTATTATATTGTTTATAGAAGTAGAGATAAAAAGGTTTTGAAAAGTATTAATTATTTTAGACCTAATTTACATCATTTTTTTACAGAAGAGGAAATAAAGAATGTATAAAAACATAGTTGCAGAACCTGTTAGAGGAGAAAAAAACACTCACACAATTCACTTATGGACAGATTCAGGATATTCCCAAACAAAATGGGTTAATCCCGCTTATAAGGAATGTCATGAAGCTGACGCAACTCATATAGGCCTAAATGGTCAACCTTTAAGAAAAACAACAAAGTATTATTATAACCCCTATGGTCCTGATTCTGAAAATGAGAATGGAATCCATTTTGCGGATATGAAAGCCCATCAAAAATTCCTAATTGAAAAGTATGGAACTAATGATGAACCCTCAACTACCCACAGTGAGGTATTTTTTGATATTGAAACTGAAATGTTAGATTCCCTCTCAGAAGAAGGTATTAGGGAAGCTCCTAAAATGGTTACATCTATAGCTTGGTATGACAAACAAGCGGACCAATGGGGGATTTTAATTTTAGATACTAAAAACCAACTAAAACATACTAAAGCAAAAAATAAGGAAATCATTCCTGTACAACATGAATCTGACCTTTTATATAAATGGGTTGATAAATTAAAAGAAATCCAACCTGATATTTTAATAGGTTATAACTCGGATTATTTTGATATACCTTATCTTTATTATAGAATTTGTAAAGTATTAGGAAAAGATATTGCTGATGAAATGTCCCCTATTGGGAAAGTAACTTCAAGTCTTACTAGACATAATAACAATATTAGAGGGAAAAATTTTCAAGAAATTGATTTAAAGGGAATATCATCTCTTGATTATATGAGAATGCATAAAAAATATAGTTGGGCTGATGAACCAAGTTGGAAATTAGATGCTATCGGAGAGAAATATGCAGGAATAAATAAAATTGAGTATGATGGAAATTTAGATACTTTATTTGAAACTGATATACAGAAATTTATTCAATACAACTTTATGGATGTTAAAATATTAGTTGAGTTAGATAAAAAATTAGAATATTTATCTTTAACCAAAAACTTAGCCCATAAAGGAAAACATTCATACCATGAAATTTATGCTAATACAGTCACTCAAGATGGTGCAATTTCAGCTTATTTATTAGGTAAAGGAATAGTTCCACCTAATAAGGATCCACACATTACTTATGCTGATAGTTATGCAGGTGGTTATTTATTTTGTCCTAAAGCAGGTATTTACAATTATGTATTTGATGAAGATTTAACATCACTATATCCTTGCATTATAATGTCTTTAAACATTGGTAAAGAAACATTAATGGGTTATATAATAGATTCTGATGATAGAAATAGTCGTTTAGGATTAAATGATTTAATAAAAATGGATCTTAAAAAATCCCTTATAATTAAAAATAATAAAAATAAAAGAGCAGAAATAACAGTGGGCCAGTTAATAAATTTTATTAAATCAAACAAATGGACCATTTCAGCAAATGGTACAATGTATTCTACAGACAGGCAATCAGTATTATCAACAATACTAGCTAAATGGTTTTATGAGAGAGTTTTTTATAAAAACGAAATGAAAAAAGCATATAAAGCTAAAGATAATGGGTTAGGAGCTAAATTCCATATGAAACAATATACAATGAAAATTTTATTAAATAGTTTATATGGTGCTACAGCTTTATCAAGTTTTAGATATGGTAATAGAACATTATCAAAATCTATTACTTTAACAGGTCAACGAATAATACAAGAAAGCGCTTTATGTGCTAATAGAAGTATGAACAAAGAAATAAAGGGGGAATTATGTTAAGTAAACAATCAATTAGAAAAGAACATTCTATTTATTTAAATGGGGAGTTACTTGAAAAAGATGAAATGTTGGAAATATCTGAAGAATTTACAGAAGCAGAAGAACAACGTTTTAGAAAAATGCTCCAACAAGGAGGAAAAATAAAGATCCAAGGAAATCTTTATGAAATTAGAAAATCAGAATATAAAATAAGAAATAGTAGAGGGGATTATGAAAAACCCACAATATTAAAAAAACCTGAAGACTGGGAATGAAACAAGAAAACTATAGACCACTACCTGATAATTTAACTATCAAAGAATCGAAGATAGAAGGATTAGGATTATTTGCAACAGAAGACATTGATAAGGGAGATTATATTGGATTTACCCATTTTTACAGTGAAGGTCACCCTGACAACTATATTAGGACTCCTTTAGGGGGTTTCATAAACCATAGTGAAGATCCTAATTGTGAATTATTTGATTCTAAATTTAGAAACAAACTAAAATCCCTATTTTTGATATCTAAAAAAGATATTAAGGTAGGAGAAGAATTAACCCTAAAATATAATCTATACAACCCAGAGGAATGAAACATTTAGAAGATACACCCTGGTGGATATGTGATCCTGAGGATGAAAACTATTGTGCCTATGTTGACACAGATAGTAATTATTTTCATGCTGAACCTTTATTAAGACATCGTCATCCCAATTTTGATGAAATGGCTGAAAAAGAAAAAGATACTGCTTTAGAAGTTGTAGCTTTAGAATACCAGGATCTTATTACAGAGCATTATGATGTTTTAGCTAAAGATGTCTTTAATGTTTATAAATTCCCTTGGTTTGAAGATAGAAAAAAAGACCATTGGTTAGAAATGAAAACTGAATGTGTAATAAGATCCGCTTATTTTAGAGCCACTAGAAGATATGCTCAATGGATTACAAAACAAGAGGGAGTAGAAAAAGAAACATTAGATATAAAGGGATTAGAATATAAAAAAGCTAATTTTCCTCCTATATTAGGTAAATTTTTTAAAGAGGTTTTAGTTGATGTTCTAAAAGGAGCATCCCAAGAAGAAATAAATGAAAGAATTAAAAAATATAGAACCCAATTATTAGATGGTTCTATACCCTTAATTGAATTAGGCAACCCCACAGCAGTAAAAACATTAAGTAAATACACAGGAAGACAGGCTAGAGCAGGAGAAATGTTTTCAAAAATTATAAAGGGGGCTCCTGCACCTGTTAAAGCAGCAATCGTGTATAATGATTTAATTAGGTTTTGGAGGTTAGATAAAAAACACAGTTACATAGCCCAAGGAGATAAAATTAAATGGATTTACTTAAAACCAAACAGATATCGAATTGAAGCTCTTGCTTTTTTACCTTTTGATATTCCAGAAAAGATACTTACATTTATAGAGGAATATGCTGATAGGCAAAAAATATTTGATAGTATATTACTTAACAAATTAGAAGGTTTTTATACTGACCTAGGATGGTCATTAAAATTAAACAGTTATAAAGAAAAGTTTTTCGTATGATACAAAAATTATTATTACAATCATTAATATCCAAATATTATTTAGGGATAAATGAATCAGTTAAATGGGTTATTAAAGATAACACGTTATCAATTAAATTTATGTCCCCTAATGGAGATATAATAGGTGAAGTTACCTGTTCAGATTTTGAACTTGAAGACGTTGAATTAGCAATATTTAATACCCACAAACTAAAGAATCTAACTTCAATTACTAATGGTGAATTACTTTTAGAATTAGTAAAACAAAAGGAACTAGTCACTAAGTTAAGAATTTCAGATGAAAGTTTTAATCTGGAATTTTCACTATCAGACCCACTATTGATCCCATCTCCTAAAAAGGTAAAGGATTATGAATATGAAGTTACTTTAACTTTAGATCCTGAAGATATAACTAATTTAGTCAGAGCAAGGTCTGCTCTATCTGATTCATCCTTATTAAGATTAGAAACTGGGGAGGATTTAGATAATAATCCTATATGCAATTTTACATTTGGGGAAGGAGATACTTATAGTGATAAAATAGTTTATCAAAAAAGAGGTGAAATAAAAGAAGATTTACCAAGTATTCCCTTTGACTCAAATACCTTTAAAAGCATATTAAATGCAAATAAAGATGCTGATATAGGATATTTAAGACTATTTTCGGGGGGTTTAATGAATTTAAGTTTTGAAAAAGAAACAGTTAATAGTAATTATTATATAGTTAGAAAAGAAGATATGCCTTTTTAAAATTAACGTATTTATATCTGCAAACTTAGGTGCAAAAAGCAGCTCACCAAAATGGGAGCTAAGTATTTAACAACATAAATTTAAGAATTATGACTTATTTAAAAGAAATAGAAAACGGCCTAGCGCCAAGAATCACATCACCATTTGACATACTTGTCAGAAATTTTTTCGATACAGAAACACCTTTCCACCCTTTACACTCAGTTAAACTAAAACATCCAGTTGATGTTTATGAAGACAGTGATGGCCTTCATTTAGAAGTTGCTTGTACAGGGTTGACAAAAGAAGATGTCTCAATCAATATTGAAGGAGACATTTTAAGAGTTAGTTATGAAAAAGAAAATGATGAACCAACAAACAGGGATTATCACTATTCAGGAATAGCTAAAAGATCATTTAACTTTGGGTATAAAGTAAACAATAGATTTAATTTATCTGAAGTTGATGCTAAAATGGAAAATGGATTGTTAAACATTACAGTCCCTTATTCACCACACGTAGTTACAAAACCAAAAACAATAACAATAAAATAAAACTTTTGCACCTGAGTTTTGCTTATTGAAAAAGAGTTATTATATTAATCCAAACATAAAAAATTATTAAATGGAATTAGAAGCATTATTTGATGCCGTAATTGTTAAACCTATAGAAGAGGAAGAAGCAACTTATGGCTCTATTGTAGTCCCTGATTTAGGGAAAGATAGAAATGAACATGGGACAGTTGTAGCAGTAGGACCAGGAAGGCAGGTTGCTGGAGTGGGTTTTGTTGAGACCGAAATTAAAATTGGAGACCTTGTAATTTTACCAACAATGGGATTTACAAAACTTGAACATAAAGGAGAAGATTATTATATTGGGCAAGAACAACAAATTTTAGCTAAAGTAAAACAAACTACTACAATTGAAGAAGTTTTAGAACAAACTGAAGTTACAAACGAAGAAAAACAATTATTAAACAATGAGTAAAATTATAGAAATTGGCCCTGAAGCCAGAAAAAAACTAACAGAAGGAGTTGATAAAATGGCAGATGCCGTTGTAGCAACCTTAGGACCAAATGGTAGAAATGTTGTTATTTCTAAACCAAATGATTATCCACAATCCACAAAAGATGGAGTAACAGTAGCAAAGAGTATTAGTTTAGAGGACCCAATTGAAGAACTAGGAGTTCAAATGTTAAAACAAGCTGCTATCAAAACTGCTGATAATGCAGGTGATGGTACAACAACAGCTACCTTGTTAGCTAGAGAAATGATTAACATGGGTCTTAAAAAATTAAATGATGGTGCAAATGCAGTAGACATTAAAAAGGGTATTGATAGTGGGGTGAGTGCAATCATTAAAGAATTGAATAAAAATTCTGAAGAAATAGCTTCCCAAGAACAATTAGAACAAATTGCCACTATTTCTGCAAATAACGATGAAACAGTAGGAAAACTTATTTCTAGAGCAATGGAAAAAGTTGGAAAAGATGGAGTTGTTCATATTGAAGAATCTCAAACAGGGGAAACATATTTAGAAACTGTTGAAGGAATGCAATTTGATAGAGGTTATAAATCACCATATTTTGTTACAAATAACAACACAATGACTGCTACTTTAAATGATACTTATGTCTTAATAGCAGATCATAAATTTACCCAAGTAAAAGATTTATTACCTATTTTAGAAGGTGTATCAAACACAAATAAATCACTTTTAATTATTGCTGATGATATTGATAATGAAGCATTAGCTACTCTTATTGTAAACAAAATGAGAGGTACATTAAAAGTATGTGCTGTTAAAGCCCCTGAATTTGGTGATAGAAAAAAACTAATTTTAGAAGATATTGCAACTCTAACTGGTGGTCAAGTATTCACCAAAGAAAAAGGAATGAAACTTGAAAAATTTAGTTGGGAATGGTTTGGTGAAGCTAGAGTAGCTACAGTATCAAAGGATAAAACAACTATTGTTGATGGTAAGGGTAGTGAAGAAGAAATAAACCAAAGAGTAGAAGAATTAGCTAATCAAATTGAAAAAGCTGAAACACCATTTGAAATTGAGAAATTACAAGATAGAATGGCTAAATTTGTAGGTGGAGTAGCTATAGTTCATGTAGGTGGAAACACTGAATTAGAAATGAGAGAAAAGAAAGACAGAGTAGATGATGCTTTACACGCTACAAAAGCCGCACTTGAAGAAGGAATTGTTCCTGGGGGTGGAATGGCTTTACTTTATTCCCATAATGTACTTTATCAAATGGAAAATGGAAACCCTGATTATAATTTTGGATTAACAATTGTTCAACAAGCTTGTAAAAAACCTTTTGAACAAATCCTAACTAATGCAGGAAAAACTGAAACTGAAGCTCAAATATTATCCTATGAATTTGAAGGAAAAAATATTTGG